CCGGCGGTTCTAAAGCTTCTTGTCCTAAAGGCAGAAAGTGTAAAAAGTAATGCCTAAAGACGCATGCTATAAAAAAGTAATGTCCCGCTATAAAAAGCACTCTGCTTATGCTTCAGGTGCTATGGTTAAGTGTCGCAAAGTCGGCGCTGCCAAGTGGGGTAATAAATCTAAAAGGAAGAAGTAATGGCTAAAAAGAAAAAGAAAAAAGCTGACTTCTCACTTGAAAAAGAAAAAGGTTTGCATGGTTGGTTTTCTAGAAACAAAGGCAAAGGATGGATCAATTGTAAAACAGGTGGTCCTTGTGGCCGTTCAGATACCAGCAAGGGTTCTTACCCTGCGTGTAGACCAACAAAATCTATGTGTACTGCTAAGGGAGTACGCGCTAAGAAATCAGGAAAGAGAGTATCTTGGAAATGAAATCCAAATTCAAATGTAATTGTGGAACAACCACCAGATTAACTGGTAAAGATGCTCAGCCTAGGGCATGTCCTAAGGCAATAACAAAAACTACTAAGAAAGGTAAGTAAATAAAATGAACGACAATGTACAAGAGACTCCAGAGTTTGAATATCAGAACACTCCAGAGACTAGCGCTGTGGACTCTGCTATTCAACAATCAGAACAATCTCTTGTTGCATCACCTGATGAAGTTAATGCAGCAAAAGAACGGAAGGCGTTTGAAACTTATGTCCAAAGTAATGGTATCGCAGTACCTGAAAACTTTAAGGACATTGGTAGCTGGTTTGACAGTCTAAGAAACGCGCAGAAAGCATATACTCAGAGCCGTCAAGAGATCGCTGATCTTAAAAAGAAGTACAACGATACAACTGATAACCCTCAGTATAAACCCACACCTACCCCAGAGAAACCTAGTGTACCGCCAATTAAAGAGGAACTAAGAATTCCTGATAAGGCTGAAGCTCCTAAGGAACAGTCTGCTCCTGAAGTTGCGCCTATCACTAAGGAAGATTGGGATAAGTGGTCAATTGAAGTATCTGTTAAGGGCGCTCTCAGCGATGAGACAATGAATGAGATTCGTCAGAAGACAAAGCTGCCTGACTTTGCAATTCAAGAATACATGCAAGGTCAGCAGGCAAAGCTTCAACTAGCTTTCGGCAAAGCTGCTGAACTTATCGGAGGTCGTGAAAGACTTGCCGAACTATTTGGCTGGGCTAGCCAGACTATGAACCCTCAAGAAATTAAGAGCTTAAATGCTGCTCTTGCTACCCCATCGTGGGATGTAGCTCTTATGGGTTTATCCTCAAAGTATGAGAAGTCTACTGGCAACTCAGCCAAGCAAAAGGAACCAACTAAAGGTAGACAGGTTCCAGTCGGTAGTACACAGCAGGCAACTGCTGGCTATCAGACTAAACGGGAATTCTATGCGGACAGAAACAACAGCCGTTTTAACACGGACCCTAAGTTCCGGGCTGCTGTAGAATCACGCATGGCTAGAACTGATTTCCGTAGTTTACCTTTCTGACATTGATGAATACTTGCAACAGTCCCCCGTTAGGCTGGATATGAAGCAAGGACTAATCACCAACCCAAAGACTCCTAGTGGAAAAATCAGTAAGTTGGCTAAGTCAATCCTCGTAACTTTTTATTTGATTTAAAACACTAACTCTAAGGAGTAATAAAATGCCATTTGACAATTTAGGCGACAATAACATGGTTTACCGCACATCAACAACAGCCGCTACTTCAGGTGGCGCAGCTGGTGCAAACAAACTTTGGTTACCAATCTGGAGCGGTGAAGTTATTCACGCTTACGACCGCTATAACATGTTTGAAAACATGGTTATGCCAAAGACCATTGCTTCAGGCACTACCGCAGAATTCCCAGTAACTGGCACAGTCGCTCTCAAGGCCGCTTGGAACGCTGGTGAAGAACTCGCAGGCGGTTCTTCAGCTTCAACAACTTTCTCAATTAAACTTGATAAGCGTCCAATGGCCGCTCACTTTGAAATTGATAATGTTGACCAGCTTCTAACTCAGTGGGAATTCCGCGCTGAGCTAGCTCGTCAGGCCGGTTTAACTCTTGCCAACACCCGTGATAAGCAGATTGCTGCTTACATTGCCCGTGCTGGTGCAGAGTCTTTACTAGCTTCTGATCCACGAACTGGTCTTACTGTACCAAATCAGGCACTATTTAGCGACGATGCTTTTGACCACCTAGGCAATAGCGGCTCAGGCGCACCTGATAGAACTACAGCAGCTCTTAAAGTTCTTAAGTCTATTGAAGACTTTATGGTTCACCTTCAAGAAATTAACGCACCAACTGAAGGCGTATATTGCGTTGTAACTCCACGCGCATTCCAAGATATTCGTTCACTTGGCGTTGCCCGTGTAAGCGGTGATCTTAATGCTGGCGCTGGCCGTCCATTCTTTGGTGGCGTAGCTGAAGCTGGCGGTCTTGGTGCTCCACTTGCAATGGGTATGCACAATCTGGCTGATTCTCTTGAGTATCAGGGTTGCATGATTTTAAAGAGCAACCACTTACCAGTTGTAAATTATGGTGAAAACGAAATTGGTGAAGCCCGTTATAACCTTACAGGTGGAAACGCTCAGGTTAAGGCTCTTATTTTCCAGAAGGATTGCGTTGCCTCACTAAATCTACAGGGTCTAAAGGTTGACACTGTTGATGATGTTCGTCGCAATACCACCTTCACAGTTGCTAGCATGTTCAAGGGTACTGGCGTACTTCGTCCAGAACTTGCTGCAGTTATTTGTGGTGAAACTAACACAAATACAAGAGCGCTTCTAAGAACAGGTCTTGCTATGACTGCAGAGTATGTTGTTACTGGCTAATTTTAATTAACCTATCAATCCCTATCAAGAAAGGAGGAAACACTTGTTGTTTGTTTTACAATCTTGAGAGGGGGTGATCTAATTATCTACGCGGTAGTCCCTTAAGTGGGACTACCGTGTTTTCTTTTCCAACTAAAGGAGGCTATTATGGGAATGATTACTAAATTACAGGCCGTTAATAACATGCTTTTGGCTGCTGGTGAATCCCTAGTAGCCGACTTGGATAACGAGTCTGGTATTGATACTGAAATTGCTTTGACTATTCTTGAAAACACTAACCTTGATTATCAGTTAAGAGGTTTAGTTAATAACAAATATGTAAGAAAGATTAACCCTAATGTATCTAGCAAGATTATTTTACCTATGCCAGATGCCGATGAAGAAGGTATTATCTCTATTGAATTAAAGTCTGTTCACTTTAACAAAGATAATCAACCTATTTATACCCGGTTACTTAATTCTTCACCACCCCGTATGTGGAATGTGACTGATGATACTGATATCTTTCCAAAAGATAAAGACTATTATTGGGAAATCATTCAGAAAATCCGGTGGGAAAATCTAGACACGCCTGTACAACGGGCTGTTATGACCACGGCTATGCGTCACTATCAGGTCGTAACCCAAGGTGACGAAGCTACTGATGCGTTCTTAGCTTTTCAGGAACAGTTATTTAACGCTAAGCAGAGAGCGGCTGATATTAATGACAAGAAGAGAAACATCTTCTTAACTGGCGATATAGCTACTAGAGCAGCCGTTAACCGCGTACCATTCTCATCTGACCCATCTAGATTCCGTTTCTGGAGAACCATTTAAAGGAGGTTTAAATGCCCCCAATTAGAAAAAAAGGACCACAGGGTTCTCTTATTTCAACCCGATTACCTGTATTTTCGCTTAGCGGAGGGGTAGGTAGACAAGCTCCTAATAAGAGATTACCATCCGAAGCAGAGAATCTAGACAATGTTCTGCTTAGTTTAGAGAAATCTTTTGAAAAGCGCGGTGGCTTTAGCCTTATGAAGCCAACTGGATATGATGCAAAGACATCGTATTCTTTTACTAACGATACTTCCCGTATTGATATTTCCCGGTTTAACTCAATCCCTTCTTCACACAAGGTTTGGTTTTACTGGTTTGTAATTAACTCTGATAATACCTTCCTATTGGGCATTGACTATACCGCTTCTGGTAATACAGAGCCTTTATTCTATGTATTAAAGGTTAATCCAGACAACAGCTGGCAGGATATCACTCCATTACCTCAATGGGATCCAGAAGATCCTGCTATTCCAACAACCTATACAAGCGGTAACGCTGCTTCTCAGAAGGTTGAAGACTATAGAGTACTACAGGGAATTACCTATCAGGCTGCTTTAAGTGAAGGCTGCGTTAAACTAGCCACTAGAGCTTATATTACTTTTGGTTCTGATGTTTCTACTAATGAACCAGATAATGTTTTACAGATTACAGCCTTAGGTACACAGTTAATTATATTAAATAAACTGGTCAAAGCTGGTTTTACATCAGACGAAGACGGGTTTACTTATGATTTAACTGGCACTAAGACAGCTACAGTTGATATTGCAGGTAGACCTGTGACATATTACTCAGCTTCCAGAGTAGACGCTGTGTTTAACAATGCAGTTGATAATATTTTCCTTGGCTTCAAGCCAATGACAGACCAAAACGCAAACAGCAAAGCTAATATTGAAGTTTCAGATTACAAGTATTATGAAAGGCAATATGATTTCTTAGGTCAATCCTTAAATTCTTTTGCTGATATGCAGCTACCACCAAAGAGTAGTGACTGGTTTGACTTAAACTCGCTGTACTTGCTAGATGGCAACACCACAGCAGACGATACCACAGCCAGACAAATGCTTAAGGTGCTATATGATAAAGACACACCGTTTAATAATGTGTACATTGGCGACCGTAAGCTTCCAGATGGTAGAGGTAAGATCTATTATTTTAAGAATACTTACCTTACTGTAACTGCTGGTTACTATAGAGTTATCTCATTCTCAGAAGCTGATTCAACTTATGTGGCTACTGCAGACTGGACAGCCGCTCCAAACACAGCTACTATTAGTGGCTCTGGTGGGCCATATCTACAAAAGATTAGAACCCCAGACAAATGCTCAGTAATTGACGCTAACAGAATGCCTCAAGTTCTTGTATTCAAATTAAATGAGAATCAGAATAAGAGTTGGACTATGAAGCCAATGAACTGGGCAGTTAGAACAACAGGTGATCTAGAGTCTAACCCCGGTCCTTCAGTCTTCCTAGATGATGAAGGCAATGCCGTACAGGTTGAGCTTGAAGCAATGACTTTGTATAAGGATCGCTTATACTTTGCTGCTAAGGATGTTGTATTTTCATCTAAATTGGGTGGTTATACAGACCTATGGATTACTGATCCGGCTAGTGGTATTACTGCTACTGACCCCATTGATCTTCGGGCATCCTCTAACACCTACTCAGAAATAGAATCATTAACCCCATTCCAAGACTTCTTATTTGTTGTAGCTAAAAATAGCTCACAGTTTAAGATGATGGGAACAGGAACAGATACAGATATTACGCCACTTAATGCGTCTATATCTCCAATAACATTCTATTCTACTGCCAAGCTTGTTAACCCCTTGCTAATGTCATCTCAGCTATACTTCTTTGACAAGAAGCGTCTGTACCTATTGATAGGTCAGCAGGGCGCTAATGTCTCGCAGGCGGTCGAGGTAAGCTTTGTATGCCCCGGATACCTACCTGAGAACTATGGCGCTACAGCCGTTGCTCAGGCTCAGGATACGATCATGTTTGTAGATAGAGATAATAAGAACTCTATCTATATGTATACTAACCGATGGTCTGGTGACCGGGTAATCCAGTCAGCGTTCTTCCGGTATGTTTTAGATTCAACTACAGAAGTTCTATCCCTTAAGGTGGTAGATAACTATCTATATGCTGTAACTAAGCGGCCACGGAAGACCTACACCAGTAACCCAGAGTACTACTACTTCCTTGAGAAGCACTATTTGCGTAGTGAAGACCCAGAGATACCCCGTATTGATAGACTGTTTAATGTTAAGATTATTCAAAACACACAGGCTGTCACAGGTAACTGGGATGGTAATGCCTATTACAATCCTTTAAGAGCTGAAACTACTTTCAGACTTCCTTATATGTTAAATAACACAAACACAGATAAGGTTGTTGTTGTATTAACAGGCAGTGATTGGGGTGATGATGAAAGCTTGGTACTTAAGCCAGACTCTATCACCAATAATGAAACTTATAAGTATTGTGATATCGTAGTATCTGGTGAGTTGTCAGCTGTGTTTAATGCAACTAACCCAGCCACACCCACTGGTTTCTTAAAACCCGGTAGATACATTTCAATTGGCGAAAAGTTCCTGATGAAAGCTGAGCTATCTCCGCTTTATGTCAGAGATGATAATAATAATATAGTTGACGGTGTGTTGAATATCCGTACTGGTCTATTCCGCCACTTTGACACAGGCAATTATGATATTGTCGTGGCAAGAAACAAACGACCAGCATATAGATCTGCGTTTACAAACCAGAGATTAGATGAGTCTATCTTCGTAGACCCACTTCCCTTAGAGATTAAGACAAGCTCAGGAGAGTTTGTAGCTAAGGTCTTTGGTTATAACGACGATGTTACTATTTCTATTGAATCGGATTACCCTACTCCATGTAATATTACAAACATGGAATTTAAGGGTAAGTTCAAGCAGAAGTATTCAACATTTGAAAACTAATAAACATCCGTTCTCCTGCCCCCACATTCTCTTAACAGGGGTGTGGGGGTTTACCTTTAGAAAGGGAGCATAATGGCTACATTTGATAACTTAGATTTAGTGAGAACCAGTGTTGAGTATCGTGATCTCACTAACACAACAAACCCAGACTATAACCTAGCAACGAGAACATTCTCCTTTGCTGATATCGAACTATTAGACGGCATTCCTGCACAAGACCAGCTGGAGATTGAAAGAATCTTCCCAGTTAATACTCTAGGTAGCAGTAAGTATGAGGGTGTTCAGCTAACCATTGCTGACCGTCGCCTCATGTTTAAGCTGCCTAAGCAGTGGTATACAGTTGATGTTGTCAATAAGACAATTACAATGCATGATATTGCCAACCAAGCTAGTAATGAGTTTGTTCCCCTTATATCCCCATCCGGTGGTTATTACGATATTAACACGGGTGCTGCTAGAAAGTATAGACTACTAGCTGCTGGATCAAACCCTTCTAATGACCAGCTAATTGACATCCCCGGTCTTGCTGCCAATGATGATATGATTATCCGCAGAAGAACCGTGTCAACAGAAAAGGTTGTGAACTTTGCTCCCGGTTCACGCCTAACCAGTGGTCAGCTAAATCTTCAGGTATCCCAGCTCGTTAACCTTCTTCAGGAACTCATGTGGAAGGTTGACCAAGAGTTCATTCTTAAGTTCGATGAATCAGCGATAGATGGCCCATTCCTTGGTAACAAGGATCTAGACATGGGTTCATTCTCAATTATTAACATGGGTATGCCACCAGCCAATGTTGGCGGAGATGCCTTCCCACCTAACACGGGAGCTAACCAAGAAGATATAGACCGTGTTGGTAGAATGGTTGTTAATAAGTACTTCTTACAGAATGTTTATACTGATTATATAGCTAATACGGTTATTTCTAACTGGAACGCTAACGGACAATCCGGTTCTTTGGTCGATAGATTAAGGGACTTCGATATTTCTCTAGCTAATAAGCAACCGCTGAACAATAACCTTTCCACTCTACAAGGAACCACAAATGCTTCTGGTTTAGTAGAACTAAGCGACTCCGATAACCTAGCTTTAGTAACTGCTATTGGTGAGTTAGCTTCAGGTACAAACGGTTTTATTAAGAAGACCGGAGCAGCCACTGTAGCACTAGACACCAACACTTATCTCACTGGTAATCAGACTGTTACGCTAAGCGGAGCAGTGACTGGTTCGGGTGCTACGGCCATTACAACTAGTATTGCTGCAGGCGCAGTAGGTACTAACCAGCTTGCTGCCAATGCGGTAACTAATGATAAGATTGCTGTTGGTACAATCGCAAACGATAAACTAGTCAACAAGACTATTTCTGGTATTGCTTTAGGTTCTACTTTGGCAACCCTTACTAAAGGAACATATTTAACTGGTAATGATTATACTGGCGGTACAGCAACAACTTGGGCTGTAGATGCAGCTACTGCTAATACCGCAAGCAAGGTTGTAGCAAGAGATCCCAGTGGTAACTTTGCAGCTGGTACAATTACCGCTGCATTAGCGGGTAATGCAACTTCAGCTACCACACTATCAAGCGCTAGAAACTTTAGCATTACTGGTGGGGCTACTGCTAGCGCTGTGTCCTTTAACGGTGGGGCTGATGTTGCACTCAATGTTACAGCACTAAACGCAACTAATCTTACTGCAGGTACTTTATCTATGGATCGTATTGCTTCAGGAGCAATTACTGATGATAAGTTATCTGTTTCAGGTGCTACTGCTGATACTTACGCAAACACAACTCTTAATATCCCAGAAATAACAGTAAACAATAAAGGGCGCATTACTAGTATTTCTAATAGAGATTTAGCTAGCCATGTTCTTAGCTCTGTTCAAAGCAATTCTGTTTATTGGGATTCAACTAATAGTGTTTATAGTGCTTTTAGAAATAGCAATGAGCCTACTTTAATCCGTGGAGTAGCTTCACCTGTTATTGGTACAGACGCTGCTACAAAAGGTTGGGTTGAAGGAAACACATTATTACTAAATGGCGTTAGTTACACCGCTGCTGGCAAAAGAATTAAGAATCTTCTTGCACCTGAAGATGATACAGACGCTGTTACTCTTAGCACACTAGCTGGCTATTCGTTATATGGGAATGGTCAAGCAGCTATTCCAAACTCAGTAACTGGTTCATTCGGAGCAGCAGCTCAAGTTAATCAAGCAGGCTATGATAGATATGAGTTTACTGTTAATGAGCTAACAGGCTCTGAACCCTTACTAATGATCCTAACCGACAGTAGTAATCGTGTTTATACCCCACAAACAGCATCGACCCCCGGAGATAGACACTTCTTTATTCAAACTGGGGCAAACAAAGTCTTACAGGTTTGGCTACCCACTGACACAAGCGTAACTGGTTTAACCTTTACACTAAGAAACTTTGGTGTGGGTCGTGTATTAACCAGTCAAACAGCTACAGCAACCGAACTAGGCTTTGTTAGAATCCCTCCAGACGGGGGTATAAATGTTTCAAATGGTGATATTTCACTAGTAGAACCCACAGCTTCTACCCTTGGTGGTATTAAGGTTGCTGCTAATAATGGCCTTGCTTTAACTAGCGGTACTCTTAGTGTTGTTCGATCAGATTCAACAGGAACAACTGATAGCAACACTTTAGCTACGAGCACGGCTGTAAAAACAGCCTATGATGCTGCAGTAGCAGCTCAAGCTATAGCTAATGCTGCCTCATCTACAGCAAACGCAGCGTTGCCTGCAGCTGGTGGCACTATTACAGGTAGTTTAACAATTAATACTGACTTAAGTGTTAACGGAACCACTACAATTGGAAACGATAGTGCTGATACAGTAACACTGAATGCAAAAGCTATTGCAATACCAAATGGCTTAAACTTTGATAACAATACTCTAGCTATTGATAGTGCAAACAATAGAGTTGGTATTGGTACTACTGAAAGCATTAGCGTAGCTTCTAAATTATCTTTTGGCAATTATTTTGAAACCACAAGCACACCAACAGCAGTACAACAAACAAGCCATATATCACTCTATAACGCAGGTAATACAACTTATGGTTTTGGTGTTTCTAGTGGAGCTTTAAATATTGCTGCAAACCAAGATGTTGGTACTATTCGTTTATACACAAACAGTATAGAGCGTCTTCGTGTTTTAGCTGACGGTAAAGTAGCTATTGGTGCTACCACTGCAAACGATGCTTTACATGTTGTTGGTTCAATTCTAGCTACCACTTCACTAAAGGTTAATGGTTCTACAAGCGGTACAGCTAGTATTACTGCTCCCGCCACTGCTGGCACTAATGCTTATGTGTTACCAACTACTGCTGGTACTCTTGTAGGCAGTGGAGACACAGGCACAGTTACTAACACCATGCTAGCTGGTAGTATTACTGATACTAAACTCAACACCATTACTACTGCTAATAAGGTTGGATTAGCTGCTCTTGATATAGATGGTGGTACTGACATTGGAGCAGATCTAGCAGACGCCGATCTACTAATTGTAGATGACGGCGGTGCTGGTACTAATAAAAAAGCAGCTGTTACTAGAATTCCTACTTATGTCTTTACTAAAGTAAGTGGCGATATTACAATTAATTCAAGCGGTACTGCTGCTATTGCTGCTGACTCAGTTGTTTTAGGAACAGATACTACAGGTAACTATGTAGCTACTGTTGCTGGTACTACTAATCAGATTACCGTTACAGGTTCTGGCGAAGAAAACGCAGCAGTAACCCTAGCTCTTCCTCAGAATATCCACACAGCTGCTAACCCAACCTTTGCTGGTGCTACTTTAGGCACTACAAAAGTTGGTGTTACTGCGGGCAATGAGATTGATACAACCAGTGGTAATCTAATTCTTGATTCTGCTGGTGGCACTGTAGAAGTTGATGACAACCTAACAGTTTCAGGGGATTTAACTTTAAACAGTAGTACGGCTAAGATTAAGATGCTTGGTTCAGGCACTGCAGATGGTTTAGAAATCCAAAGACTAGGGGCTGTAGCTGGTGATGGTGCTGTTGGCGATATTGTTTTGCGCCTAAGGCCAGCTTCGACTGAAACACCTAAGCTATTCTACATGCAAGATGCTAGTACTAACCCTACTAATAATAATGAAATTGCTACTAAGGGTTATGTAACTACTCAAATTTCTACAGTAGATCTATCAGGTAAGATGAATAATACCGGTACAACTATCGGCTCTGGTAACCAAGTTCTTGGTACAAGCAGCGGTAATACAACGGGTTCGTTTAAAATTCAAACACAAGGTACTGACCGAGTAACTGTAGCCAGCAGTGGCGCTGTTACCTTTACAGGTAAGGTAACCAGTGCGTCAACCACTTTCGCAGACCCCGACACAACACTGGTTACGAAAAACTTTTTGATCCCCGCAACAGGATCGATTTTATATCATTCTACATTAACGAATTCTCTTAGTGCTATTGATGAGTTCAAATGCACAAGCAACCTAGGCGCAACATACACCATAAACGGAACATTCCCTAGACTAACAGCCTCCAGCAACATTAACATAGTCTTTATTGACGGTCCTATTGTTATAAACAACACATCCGTCGGAACTCCTACTAACCCCAGAACAATAGCAAGAATAACTATGGGTCTTCCTAACGGACAGGAAGTAACTTACGACTATCCTGTGTCTCTTGTAGACAACAGCGTTTCTATTAGAAGAATAGTACTGACCGCTGCTCAATTGATTTCAGGATTTACTACCGTGACCATCGGCAGCTTGTCAGGCCCCAACATAGCAATACCCGGTAATACCGCAACAAACAACTACCCAGCGGGAGAAGGTAATTATACGCTAAAAAGTATATCGTTCTACATATACGGAAATACTATTCCTGTAGGCACTCAAATAAACTCGGGAACTTTTAACGCCGTAAATGTGGTAGCTGATGTTAATGGAATTCTTCAAAACCGAGTAATGGTTATAGAAAGTTAATCCGTACAAATGCACTGTAAGAATAAACAGGAACACACACAGCATCATTACTCATCCTCACTGTTGACTATATTACAATACATGAAATTGCTTAATCTAAGGAATACCTCATGGAGAATAACCTTGCAATTTATGTTTCTGTTATGCAGTTAGCTATTCTTACCATTAAGGAGTAACCCACTATGGCTTTTGAGTCTTATAAAAAAGGTAAAAAAAACAGAGACCAAATA